TTGCCATCTTCGTCTTCTTTGAGCTTGAGTTTCTTCATTGCTACCACAATGCTGCTGGCATAGATAAAGCCTTGACCACCTGAAATTTTATCATCTGGGTCAAACATGTCCTGGCTGGCATACGTGTGATTAGTACAAACAAGCCCTACATTATAACTGCCAAACATATTAACACAGTTACGAACTAATGAAGTCAGTGCTTTGGGTTTACGACCCATGTCGCCCTTCATATCTCCTGCTTCAAATTGATTCACATCAGTTGGTGTTAGCAGCATACCAAGACTGTCAATCACAAATAGCACTTTTGGGCGATCACCATCAGCTAGTGTTTTATAGTCTATCATAAATGTGCTTATGGTCTTGGCCACATCGTCAATCATTGCCATGCTGAGTTTTAGCAGTTTTGAGTCCGAGGTATCAACTCCTAATGCTTCGAGCCATGCATGATCAAGTGCATTTTCTGAATCAACCAGCACCACAAAGATGCCCTGTTGTTGTGCGTGTTTGATGATATTGCCAGCACAGATATAACTTTTTCCTGCACCCGACTCTCCGGCAAATACTGTTACTTTACCAAGTGGAATACCTTTATTAAAATCACCACTGATGAGATAATTCAGTGCATGGTTACCGGTACTGACCCAATCTGTTGGATCATTAAATCCAATACTTAATCCTTCGATTGATTTGGTTATCTCTCGACGAAACTTACTTACATCAAATGGTTTTGCCATAATTATTTTCCTTCGTTAAGTTTGTATAATTCTGTAAAAATCTTACTGCTGTCTACTCCACGCCTTTGATCCATTATTGTTAATTGTTCAAATGAATTTGTTAAATTCTTGTTAATCGGTTGCGTTATATAGTGTAACATATTCCGATAACTTTCTTCAAGCAGATATCCTGGTTTCTCGTTAATTTTTGATTCCAATTTTAACTTTAACAAGTTTAACACATTTTCTGGTAAATGTCTAATATTTAGGTAATCGGGTGTTAATAGTGCTCCAATAATGAAACTATTATTATGAAATCCCAAATTTTTAAAATAATCTACATATCCGAATACACTATCGTAATTCAAAAGAAACCATAACATATTAAAACTTATCTTATGGTCAAGTTTTCTAATTGTATTTAAATTATCTAAAAAATTGTGCCACCTACCACCAAAACGTATGTATTCAAATTCATCTTCTATAGTTTCTGCACTTACTGTCCAATGCACGTTCTTGAATTTACAAACAGCGTCAAACACTCCTGTCTCGACCTTACTAAGATTAGTGTTTATCCTAATATTAACATCGGGGTTTAGTTCTTTAAGGAGTTTTAGATTCTCCTTCATTAATAATGGTTCACCACCAGCTAGATACACATGCTTAAGATTTTTGGCGTGTTTAAAAATATATTCTCTAAAGTCAGCAAGTTGTCTGTCGGACGGTGTTTCTGTTCGAATATTTAATTCATTGGCCCACTTACTGCTAAAAGTAGCACTACAATATACGCAGGAAAAATTACATAAATTAGTCCATCGCACATCAATGGTTTGAAGATCAAAATTATTAACTTGATATGTATCTAGAGGTGTTTTTTTAAATTCTCGTATATAGAAAATTCTATCGCTGATAATATCAAATCCCTGTTTGCCATGCTCTAAATCGTAACACGTATGGCAACCATCTGCTGGTTTGTTATGTGTTATATTTGTTTGTTTGGTTACATTTTTAGATCCAAGTAAAATTTCTTCAATTGGGGTATCTTTAATATTTCCTAATAATCCGGTTGCCACATCACTACGAATACAATTTTTTACGTTGCCGTCAAAGTTATACATTAATCCTGTCCACGGCATAGGACAAAAATGTTTGTTTGTTAGAACATCTTTTGGATTCATTTATTCGATGGTCCCAATGATATATCTGAGATTGTTAAATTATTATTGTTAGCCATATCTAATAAATTTAACAATGTTCTTACCCAGTTACTAACATCGGCTGCCGGTGGCACAGTTTTATCTGGGCTTGTAGCAATATTTCCTGGGCGAACTATAGTAATCTTTATGTTAAGTCGACGGTGGCGTATTTGACGCACTGCTTCTTCCAGTGTGACTTTTTGCAAACGATAATGATCCATGCCTAAGCCAGTTAATAATGACACAGGCTCTTGAGTCATCATAGTGCTGATTACTATGATTTGTTTACCAGTGCCTTGCCATCGTTGTGCTATTTCAAACAACAATTCGGTTTGCGCATATCCGGCTTGTGCGTTATTAATAAAAACATCGCAGGGTTCAATTTGATTACAAATCTTAGGAGTGTTACGAATATTGTTGCCGTCACGTTGACTAAGACCCACAATTTCATGACCATTAAGTTCATATTCTTGTGCTAGGGATTGTCCAATACCTGCGGTGTGTCCGGTGATTGCTATTTTCATTGTAATAATCCCAACGGTTCATTATAAAATGTAAAACTGGCCACAATCCTAGGAACTTCAACTTCACTATGAAGTTGAACCACACTGTGTGGTATTTGCGAATTAAAAACAATAGGCTGGTCTTGATCTATTAATTCGTCTATTATTTGATCGCCATTAAACCAACGGTTACTCCATCCCTTGGTATTTAATACTGGCATATTGATCTTGGCAATAACCGGATGTTCATCTACGTGTAACGGTAAACTATTATTATTTTTAACAATAGTTACAGCCGAATGTCTTGGATATAATTTTAACTGTTGGAAATATTCAGCCAACTCCGGAACAAATTTTAATAATGCCGGACAATCAATAAAATGCCACCCAGGTTGATTTAAAATTAAAATATTATTTTGAGTTTGTAAAAATTTATAAATCCCTTGACTAATTATTGACATATTTGCACATGTTAGTTTTACATAAGACTTCATACTATACCCCTAAGACGTTTTTGTTTTTCTATATATGTATCTCTAGCATGACTATCAGTATTATCAATACTTAATTCAAATGGCGTTTTTAGATAAGCATAACTATGATCAATATTGTGTTTTTGAGCAAACTTTTGAATATTAGATAAATCATCAACATTCAATACACTAACTGTGGTCCATAAATTTAATGTCACTGGCATTGTTTTATATATCATTAAATTATTATAAAAATCCTTCCAAGGTATTGGCCAGCGCACAAAGTCATGGACTGCTCCGATACCATCACAACTTACTGTAACCGTAACTTCAATACCTTGCTTGGCGATATCAACTAGCTCATTTAATACTGTGCTACAATTTGTATTAAGTCGTAAAGTTTTAAGATTTGGCGGTAAATTTTTTAATATTTTCTTGTAATTTTTACTATAGCTTGGCTCACCACCGTTGATATCTAGATGAACAATTCTTTCCTGTGGCAAAAGCCAAAATTGATTAAGATTATTAACGATAGGAAACTTAACACCATTAAGACTGCCAATTCTTGTACTTAGACTTTCATTACAAGTTTGACAGGCGGCATTACATAGATTATCCAACACTCCACCAACTTGTAGGTAATCTTTTTGTATAGTTTGATCGTCTAATTTTGTAGCGTAAACTCGTATACTATCTGGTTCGGTTTCTTGACAACGTATACATTCGTTAGGCCATTGTTCCTGACTCAGTAGTTCTTTAGTGTTTGCTAACCATGCACTAGATTCCATCACGTCAAGTGATTGAAATTCCGGAGCATTGACCATGTGTCCGCAACGGCTAACTGTGCCGTTAGAATTAAAACGAACAAAATGCTCTAGTCTAGGACAATACATACGTTGGATTTAAAATTTGTTGCGAATATTCAATTACATATTTGTATGCAGCAAGGTCGGTAGTTTTTATATATTGTAATAATTCTTTAAACGTTAACGACTGTCCAATACATTTAAATATTGCTGTGTCTAGTCGTTGATACATTTCATTGTTTTTTATTAACGAAATCTTTTCTATTAATGCGGTATTGGTCGGAATAACTCCTTCGGGGTTTGAATGTACTCCGGTGATTTCTCCGATAGCTTTCATCGAAAGAAAGTTTAATTTTGCATTAGGATTTAAATACCTTGCTAGATTTAATAGCCAAATAAATTGTGAAGTATAATGGCGATTTAACGATGTATAATTTAAAGCAAACCATTCTATTGTATCTAGGTTAAGACCTGGATTATCTCTGAGTGTGTGTTGTATAAATGTATTGATCCCAGATGTTAATCTATCTTGTGGATCTCTTATAATTATATCAATACTGTTTAGTTTTTGAATCTGTTGATTAATGAGAATTCGACAAGGGTTTGTTATCTTAAAACTATTAAAACTACTGTACCCATTTTTAAAAATAATATAGACATACCGCTGTGAGGGTATAATTTCTATTACCTCACAGCGGTCTGGAAACAAAATGCGATCTAAATACGATAGCATTTATTACGACTTCTGCCTCGCGCGGATCAATGCCAGGATGTCTTCAGCTTTTTGACTGGAAACTTTTGCTGGTACTTGCACCGGAGCATCTTCCTCAACATCAGCTTCTACTGCCGCCGGTGCTGCCTTTGCTGCTGGCGCTGTTGGTGCTGTTGGTGCTGCATTGGTTGTGGCTGCTGGCGCTGCTGCACCAGCTGGACGATAATACTGTGCCCAACGTTCGGCATCGTAACTTTGTCCTTCTACACTTGCTTCGAACATTTCTTTGATAACTTTGAGTTCGGCAGCACCTGGCTTGTTTGGCAAGAAGTCAGCCAATGTAAACAGGCCATGTGCAGCAATAGCTGCTTGCTCTGCTTCTGTCAACGCAGACTCTTTACGTGCCCACTTGCTGGTGTTGTAGTCTGCATAGCCACCTTTAGTGGTCTTGGTCATACGGAAGTCGAGGCCATGTGTGTAATCTGTTGGCAATTCTTCCAGTTCCGGATCCATCAATGCACCCTTAAGGATGGTGAAGATCTGGGGGCCGATAATGAAACGCCGGATTGGATTATCTGGTGTCTTGTCATCTGCGAGGGGATTCTCACGAACAAAGCCTTGGAAAATATAGCTGCGTTTTTTCCAATATTTACGGCCCATATCTTCAAGACTCTTGTCTTTAAACCATGGACGGACTTCGGTCAGGATCGGGCAAGCTTCTCCCCACATCTCCATGCATGGGACTTGCACCTGGACTTGTTTGCTGTCGGTTTCGCCTTTAACGCCAGCAAATGGAAGTTTAATTACTGCGCGTTCTGCCCAAAAGAATGTATTTTTTGCATCACCATCTGGAAGGAAACGAACTGTTACGCTTGCGCCTTCCTCAATGTTCCAATGTGGGTAAATGGCTTGATCGCCACCACCGGTTGAAGAACCGGTTTTTGTATCTGCTGCCTGTAAACGTGCGCGAATTTCTGCTAATGAGGCCATAATAATTTCTCCTTGTAATATGCCTATGTAATGCCTAAACTTACTATGTAAGTATTTTGCCTTGTGTTGCTGCCTATACAACAACACATGAAACAATTATACATGTTCCATGTGCCCTTGTCAATGTTATTTATGCCTTAATGTCGCCTAATGTTTATTTGTATTACCGAATTAAAATACCCGATAGCTGACGCATTCTAATCAAACTATCTTCTTTGACCTCGTCTGGCTTGATTGAGGATTCTTCCTGTGCCTTTTCTTTAGTCATTTTATATTTGTTTTTAAATTCAGTAACTGATAGTGCTTCCAAATCCATTGACATTTCTTTAACTTTACCTTCGAGCATAAACTGTTCATCCATTGAGCAATTTGATTCATGCATACCATACATACCGCATTCATTGCATACACCTTCTTCTACTTTTGCACTGGTATCGATTGTTTGATTGGCCAGGCCTGGTGTAGCAGATGGTGGTGGTGTAGCTGATCCTCCCATTGCAGCACCGGCTACTGCATTAGCTGCAATGCCTGCTATTACCGGTAATATCTCATCTAATTGTTCTGGGCCGGTATTTTCCATTTTTGCACTGGTATCGATTGTATAATGATCAAGACCGGGCGTGGTGGTTGGTGTAGATTGTGATGATGCTCCGCCGGCTGATCCAGCTGCGTATCCCAAGGCCGTTCCTCCTAGCCCTGAACCTGCACCTCTTGCGACTGCAGGTGCTGCACGTCCTGCCAGTCCTAATAGCGCGCCCCACTCGTCTAATTCTTCTGTGCCTTCATCCATCGGACTGTTGCGCCTTGCTTCGGCATCGATGTCATCTTGATCAATCCCGGCCATTTCATCTTCGGAATCACCCTGACCACCCATTTCATGATTTTCCATATCTGAATCAGATTCGCCAAGTCCGGCTAATTCCATGATACGAGACATGCTGCCGGTGTCTTCATTTTTATCATCAAACCGCTTGTCATCAGCATCGGGCTCTTGATCAACTGGTTCGTCGGCAGCACCTTCCGCTGTTGGCATTGGTTCTTGATCTGGTTCTTCGGCAGGTTCTTGGTCTGGTTCCTCGGCATCTACTCCGATGCGGTCAAGTACTGAAATTATATTAGTATCACTATCAAGTTCTTGTAGCAATGCCATGATTATTGGAGCAGCATCAGCATCTGGATTTGTTTCAGCCAAATCTTTCAACTCATTTTTTAAATGATCAAGCCAATCTTTGGGTGCATTCACCAGCAATTTCATAACCGGTTCAGCATCTGCAGCATAAGCACCGACTCGTAATTTTTTTGAAAGTAATTCTACCAATTCATCTTGCTGTTCTTCTGTGTGTAATAAGTTGTCCTCTGGACGATCGCCTCCAGTTATTTCATCCGCCCATGCTTCAAATATATCTGCTTGTTTCATATCATGCCCTTGTTTAATTTTTACCAGCATGGGCAGAGCTTGCTCTATCCTGCTGTCTATGCTTTGTTCTACAAACATCTTTTTTATATCATCAATCATGATGTTTTGTTCTGTAATAGCTGCCGGATTCCATGATTCAAAATAACTTTGATATCCACGACCACTTGCTATACTCTTCATTGCATGTTGAAGATTTTCGTAATAAGCTTGTGTTTCTGTCACAAGAACATTGGCTTCGCCTTCAAATATACGTCCATGATTGGCGCGACGGAATCTTGATAATACATTAAGTTCTTCTACCATTTCCGATATATGTTGCCCACGTGGATCATATGGTCGGCCACCTTGACGCACATGTTCCACCATGGCACGACCACCTGCTAGTTTTTTAAATGGCAGCTTATATCGTTCTCCATCTGTGGTTTCTACAAATAAACTTTCAATATAACGGTGACGAGCATCGCCTTCGCCAAGTGGGCGCTGATGACGGATCATAAGACGTACTGCATCTGGGCGATCGGTCCAGCTTGTGGTCTTTGTGCCATTCCATCCTTCAAATATGCTTTCTGTCATTTTAGCCATGCCGGCGAGCATTTGTTTTAATTTAGACCGATCAGCTAGCTCCCAAGTTAATAAATTTGATATGGCTAATTGTTTAAGTTGGAGTTGGAAAGCAAATAATTCTTCTTTGTCTGCTGGATTTTCAATACCTCTGCCTAAGTTATCACCAAAGAAAAATACTAGATTTTTATCTGCGCTAATAAATATTACTCCTTCGCCGTAATTTTTACCACTGGATGTTGTCCATTTAAATGTAAATAAATCGGCATAAGCTACCCCTTTAAGGGGCGATTTACCAGTTGAAAAATCAAAAAATTCTAAGTCAGGATAGTTCTTAGTAACCAACAGGTCATAGAGTTTTTTAGCAGGTGTATTAGTTTCCATGCAGTATTTAGCCTCTACTCATCGAAATAAACGGCATTGGTTCAATAATATTATCGGCAAAATCACGCATTCTTACATCCATTTCTGGATGATAGGTTTGCAATAGCTGCATCATACGCACACTTAATACTGTTGCCATTACTAGATCGTCAGTTTCGCCCGGTTTAGCAGCGTAGCTTAATCCATGCGCCACGAATGTTTTAAATTCGCTTACCAATGGCCTACTGGCAATCTTCATTCGTCCACTTTCTATTAGATTCTTTAGTTTGCTACATGCCACCAATTTACTCTTGGCTGTTGTATTAAATCCTTGACGGAATCTTCTGTTGGTTGGACCACTGCTATCGCTGAGGAAGTATCCTTGTATGTTCTGTTCACCATATTCTGCGATACTGATCAGTGCAGCTTCGCCAATCGTATTGTTTTCTATGCTGTAATAGATACTGTTGATGTCTTTAACCGTTTCATTTATGTGGCTGCAAATTCCCACCAATATACGTATCT